AGGAATGAATGTATATAAGGCAACAGGTGAGAAGGTGGAAAGCTGGCCTCAATGGGTGAAGCGTTTAACAGATGAGAATCAAGTATTAAGGCGCAAGCTTGCACAACTTGAGAAGCAACTTATGGAGGAACAAGCTCGTACGTGAGTAATGAAAGTACCCTTGGGTTGGAATCCTCACTTTTGGAATTGTTACGGGCGAGCAATACCACTATCAGTTGCAAAATTACCGAGGTTCGACTTGCGAACTCTAGGGCCAACACGTGTACAATTAAGCCCAGAGGTATTGGCACGGATCAAGAAGGATGGTCAGTCAGTGAAAAAGAAATCGAGGTCGGCACGCTCGAAGGAGCAATCATCTTAGGAATCAATTTACTTAATCGTGAGTAAGATAACCTACGCAAGTGACATTTCTGCACACTTTGGTGTGCCTTGGACAGATGACTTTAAATATGTAAAGGGTGAGTTGGAGTGTGCATTATCAGATAAGGAGATAGATAAACTAGCTGTACAAGATCCTGTACGTGCAGAAACACTTACACGCTTACTTCTTGACCAGCCAAGTAGTGAGAAGGAAGATCCAATCGAATGGGGTTGGACTCTTCCTGGGTGGCGCAGAGTCATGGAAAATTGGAAGGATACTAAAATTCATGTTTGCCTTGGCGGAAATCGTAGCTCAAAAAGCACCTTCGCATCTCGCTTGCTTGTCCACTTGGCACAAAACATACCCGAAGCAGAGATACGTTCCATGCACGTTTCAGAAGAGCGCAGTGTAAGTGATAGCCAAAGATACGTGTGGGACTCGCTTCCAGCACGTTACAAGCGAAGCAAGAAGAAGAGTGAGAATCATTCACTGCAATACACACAGAAGAATGGATTCAATGCAGGTAAAGCAATCCTTCCACCCACCACACCAGATGCAGAGCGTGGCAGTACGATATTTTTTAATAACTACAGGCAGTACATGGCAGACCCACAAATCTTTGAGGGATGGGCAGCCCATGCAATACACTGTGACGAAGAAATTCCTGAGAATATATTTAATACGTTATTGGCGAGACTTACTGACAATCATGGTCGCTTGATTTTGACCTTTACGACCCTGCAAGGTTACACGCCACTAGTAAATAGTTTATTGAAAGGAGCGACCACAGTTAAGTCAAAATATAGCGAACTCATGGGCAAGGAATTACCCATTGAACAAGTGTCTGCTAATTGGCCTGACTGTCGCATATATTACTTCTGGTCTCAGGATACTCCTTTCGTGGATGCGAATGAACTTGTGCGTACTTATAGTAAGCAACCACAAGAGGTAAAGCTTGCTCGATTATTTGGCATTCCAAGCAAAAGCTTTGAGGGTAAATTTCCAAAATTTCAACGTGAAACAAACGTCATTGAACATAGTAAGATCCCATTCATTGCTGACCCAACCACTCCTTTAACTCGTTACTTTATATGCGATCCAGGTGGAAGTAAGCCGTGGGTCGGTATATGGGCTGGGGTGACAAAAGATAAGAAGATATATATCTATCGTGAGTTCCCAGATAGTACGATGGGGGCATGGGCTATCCCACATATTAATGGTGCTGGTAAATCAGTGGGTAAACCTGGCCCTGGACAAAGACCGATGGGCTGGGGCTATTCACAATATCAGGATTATTTTGAGGCACAGGAAGAAGGTGAGGAAATATTTGAGCGACTTGTTGACCCACGTATGGGTGCAGCCACAGTGCGTACAAAAGAAGGTGAGAGTAATATAATTAACACTATGGCAAACATGGGATTTGTCATGCGTGCTGCACCGGGCGTATCCATAGACTCTGGCATTGCAAAGATAAATGATGCACTTAGTTGGGATGATACAGAACCCATGACCGAGAAGAACTCACCCAAGCTTTACTTCTCTGACAATGTTGAAAATACAATCTCATCCATGCTTGAATATGCAGGTGAGAGTAAGAGTGATTTCTTCTCTGACCAGATTGACTGCTTGCGTTATTTATTTGTCAGTGGTGCAGACCATATTACAGATCGAGACATTCAAGCCACAGGTGGTGGTAGCTATTAGATTGACTACATAAGACTTCTTTTGTAGCTTTATGCTACACATGTTGTCTGCAAGCGATCCCGAACTTTTATACGCATCTAAAGAACCTGACATTGGATACTTGTCAGAAGCTTACAGGCGTACACAGAGTGACTTAGGCGAATGGTTAGATCGTAGGCAACGAGATTACGATACCCGTCATTGTTTATGGGCAGGTAAGAGTAATGACTTTAAGAAGCATTCTTCACAAAGCAGTACAGGCAAGGTATTCCCTTGGCCTGGTGCAAGTGATCAAGAAATCCGACTCGCGGATGAGAACATTAGTAGTCGGTTAGCTATGTGTATGAACTCAGTCAGACGTGCTCACATTGTAGCTACTCCTGTTGAGAGTAATGATATAGAACGTTCCAATGTCGTATCTATGTTTATCAAGTGGTTAATCAATGCCAAGATGGAGGAATGGTATCCTCAGGTTGAATTAGGCTTAAATCATTTTTTCGAGAAAGGAATGATGGTTCATTATGTTTGGTACGAGCAACAAGAACTCAAGCAGCAACAAACTATTAAGCTTGAAGAGATAGCCCAAGTCCTTCCACAAATTGCTGGAGCAATACAGGATGGCAGTATGGATGAGGAACTTACAGAAGTCCTCAAGGAACAATTTAAAGTAAGTAAGGCAAAGGCACGTTCAATGTTGCGCGAAATGCGTGCAGATGGAGAGACTACAGTGCCTGTGACTAGACAAGTAGTAAGTAGACCAAAGATCAAAGCACTTGCCCCAGATGAGGATGTGTTTTGGCCGAGCTATACAATAGATCCACAAGACGCACCCTTTATGTTTCACTGTGTGAGTATGACACCAGAACAATTAAAAGGTAAAATTAACACCGAGGGTTGGTCAGAAGAGTTTATTGATGCTGCAATTGAATTAGCAGGCAATGGTTCAAATGATGATAATCTTTATACCTTGCGAGATGAGGATGAATTTACACGCACTAATGATAATGACTTAATTAGAATAGTGTACTGTTATCAAAGGCTTTTAGATGACGACAACACACCTGGGATTTTCTGTACGATTTACCATCCTGATATACCTGATCTTTATGCCAAGCATCAATTGCTTGATTATGCTCATGGAAAATATCCATTTGTAATTAGCACACTTGAAAAAACAAGCAAGCGGATGTACTCGTCCCGCTCGATGCCGGAACTCATCGAAGGCCCGCAGCAGGTACTTAAGGTTGAAACAGACTCAGCGATTGATGCACAAAGCTTAACCACATTGCCCCCACTTTTGCACCCTTTTGGAAGATCCCCATCGGCATGGGGGCCAGGTGTACGTGTGCCATATCGCACCCCAGATGAGTATCGATTTGCCGACACGCCACGTGGAAGTGGTGTAAATGTTGAGCTACGCAGATATATTGTTGAGCAGGTAAATCGTTACTTTGGAAGACCAGGCCCAGGCATCGATCCGATGGAAGCACAGATGAAGCAGCAAGAGTGTGTGGATAAAGTATTTCACCACCTCAAGCATGTCATCGATCAAGTGTTTAGCTTGTACCAACAGTATGGGCCAGATGAAGAATACTTTAGAGTGACAGGCGTGCAAGACATGCAGAAGTATTCTAAGGGTAATCCTGGCGAACGCTTTGATTTTTATATGCAGTTTGATGTGGCAAGCCAAGACCCCGAACAAATGCTTGAGCGTGTAAAAGCAATCGCACAACTTGGTGGACAACTCGACAAGTCAGGCGTGCTTGATACAGAGAAATTGCTTGTCATGGCAGTTGGTCAGATATTACCCGGTGCTGCTGAAAGTGTCATGCTTCCCAAAGAGACAGGAAGTCAGAAAGCAGTGGAGGAAGAACGACAAACAATTGCAGAAATCTACGCTGGCGTACCACCTAACGTACGTCCAAACGATGCACACGAGATGAAATTGCAAGTGTTTCAGCAATGGTTACAACAACCAGATGTAGCACAAAAGGTACAACAAGACCCCGCTTTACAGGAGAGAATTCAAAATTATATTCAGCAAAGAACCATGCAGGTTCAACAGAAACAAAACGCTGAAATTGGAAAGCTCGGAGCTGCGCCCACACAATTTGGCGAGACAGGAGGAGCAGCATAATGCCATACGGAAAAGGAACATACGGAACTAAACGAGGCCGACCACCTAAGAAGAAAGTCCGTAAGAAAAAATGATTACCTACCGCAAAGAGAAATTTAGCGGTTATAATAAACCCAAGCGAACTCCAGGTAAGTCCAAGAAGTTTGCCGTACTTGCCAAGCAAGGAGACGATGTAAAACTTGTACGCTTTGGAGACAGTAGTATGTCCATTAAGAAAAACCAACCTGCTCGCAAGAAAAGCTATTGTGCAAGGTCAGGTGGTATTAAAGGTAAATCAAATAAACTAAGTGCCAACTATTGGTCACGCAAAGCCTGGGATTGTTAAATGGATGCACGAATCTCAACGTGAGTGGTATGCACTCTTAACCATATTCTTTTTTTTCCTAGAGCGTGACATAATAATGGACACGCTATTTATAATCCTAAAATTAATCCTCGAATTTTCCCAATGAGAAAGACAAAGACTTATCACGAGATCGACCCCGAAGAAGCACTTGCAGCATTAGCTATGTTGAAGAACGATCCACACTTTAAGAAGTACATTCAAATGCGTGAAGCAATGCGCGAAGAAGTTATTCGTCAACTCCAGACAAAGACAATCGTGGACAATGTACACAGGCATTACATGGTATCTGGCAAGCTTGAAGCAATAGACGAGGAACTTGATACATTTTATAAACTTTAGTTAGGTGGTTATAGTTAGTATTCGAGTGCATAATTAGCCCTTACGATTTTTTTAGGATTAGGTCGTAAGGGCTTTTTGTTTGCCATTCTTGTTACAAAAGGCTACATTCTGCTACACTAGGTAGTTTATACCTTGATCTAATATGGAACAAGTAATTGATGAGGTTGTCTCAGAATCCTCCGAAAATTCTGCTGATAGTTTATTAACGCAAGGTGAAGGTAACCTTACAATGGCCGAACTTGCATCGAGTTTGATGCAGAAACGCCAGGGTGAGGAAGTTGAAACCACCGAAGAGGAATCAGAACCCGTTGAAGAAGCTACGGAAGAAGAGGACTTAGAGGAACAGTCTGTCGAGCCGGATGAATCAGAAGAGTCTGAGCCGCCTGTACAGTCTTCAGAAAATGTTCTTTCTCAGAAATTCGATATAGACTTGGACACGTTGTCCGAAGAGGAGGCAAAGCACCTTGCTAAGCAATTGAACGCATCTGCGATCAAACGCTTTGGTAAGCTAACTGCTCAAAAGGCTGCACTCTTGGTAGAAAATCAAGAACTGCAAGCACAGGTACAACAAGCACCAACACCTGCTGAAACACCTGCCTTCTTAAAAGACAATGCTCTGCATAATGTATCAGACGAAGTTGCACTCCATAAGGAAGTTGAGAACCTTAGTACGCTCATTGAATGGGCAGATGAAGGGATGGAAAACGAAGCGGAGTACGATGACGCTGGTAATGAATATGTGGTTAAGGATGCTGACAAAACTTACACCAAAGCAGACTTACGGAGAATCAAAGCGAATGCAAAAAAGATCCTTCGCAAAGATGCTCCTGCCCGTCAGGCATGGATTAAGGAACGCCAAGCATCTGACCAGCAAGCAATCCAAACTTTCAACTTCCTAAGTGATGGTGAGAGCGAAGATTACAAAATGTTCATGCAGGTAAAAGCAAGCCCACTTTATAAGCCCTTAGTGGATCACCTACCCAATAGCAATTTTGCATTAGGTTTGATGGTCGAAGGTCTTAAAGCAGTAAAGGCACGCCAAGCTGCACCAAGTCCAAAACTCAAGAAACCATCTGCTCCCAACGCATCAGTTGAAGCAGGTGCGAGTAAACCTCGAACTGAAGGAAGTAAAGCGAAGAAGGCTCTACAGGCAGCTCATGCAAAATTTGAGAAGTCAGGCAACATTCAAGACTACCAGAATTACATAAAACTCAAGCGATCAATCGCATCATAATAATTTAAAAACAAAATAGGAGGATATAGCAATATGGCTAAGGCAACAACATACAATACGGCAGGAAATAAAGAGGATTTAACATCAATTATATCAATGCTAGAACCAGAGGCGTGTCCCTTGGTTTCACTTGCAAAAAAGGGAAAAGCAACAGGGACATTCTTTGAATATCAGTGTGATAAATTGAACGAGCCAAATTTTGATGGAATCGATGAAGGTGCTGATGTACAATCATTTACGAATCAAAGTAAAGACCGTGCGAAATTAGGAAATTATATTCAAATTTTTCGCGATACGTTCATGACATCAAATCTTCAAGAGTTGGTGGATAGTGCAGGAATTTCATCGGAATTCGCCAATCAAGAAAGCAAAGCGGTGCGTAACGTAAAACGTTCAATAGAAAGTGCATTCTGTTCAGCACAAGATCGTCAAGCAGACGCTGGATCTGGTACACCTTATAAAACACGAGGCATGTTAAAGTGGCTTGGAGTAGGTGGACAACCTAGTGATGTTCCTGCTGACTACCGCAATGTTGCAAATGACACAACTCCAACTCAGACCGAGACAACCTTTAATAGCGTTCTTCAAGAACTCTATGAAGCAAACGGAATGCCTGGTGGACAGTTGACCTTACTTGCAGGCCCAGCGTTGAAGCAGCAAATCTCTGACTTCGCAAGAGTGTCTTCTTCGACTCGTAATACTTACTCAGTCAATCAAGATGCATCGAGCAAGAAGATCACATTATCAGTGAATATTTATGAAGGAGATTTTGGGAATGTCAGCATCCTTCCTAGCTTGTTTATAAATCGCACAAGTGGTTCATCTACAGTTGATGCAGACGCAGGACTCTTAATTGACCCTGAGTATATATCGATGATGTCCTTGAAAGCTGAGTCAGTTACTGAGCTAGAGAACCAAGGAGGTGGAAAACGCGGCTTTGTAGATGTAGTTGCTGGCCTTGCGGTTTTAGCGCCTAAGGCACATGGGTATTTTAATTAATAACACTTAAAAATAAGGAGATTTAAAAATGGGACAATTATCAAATAATGAATCCGCAGGTGATTTTACTGACGTAATAACACTTACATACGAAGACATCCAGGCAGCAGGTACAACTGCAACGGCATTTGCCACCATCCCTGCTGGGGGTGGTGTAGATGTATGTGTTGTGTATGAAGCTGAAGCACTCGCAGGAGCAACCGACATCGCACTTAATGTGGGAACAACCTCTGGTGATCCAGATGAGTTCATCGATGCGTTAGATGTAGACGCAATGTCTGCACCTGTTGCAAACACAGGAGACGCATTAGTACAATCCGCTGGTACAACCACAATTGCAGGTGGATCAAAACCTGTAGGTTTAACACAAGCTGACGCACCTGTGTATTATAAGTTTGCTGGTACAGTAGCAGACTTAACCGCAGGCAAAGTAGTAATTGGTTTGCGCATATTCGATCTAGGTCGATTTGCTTAATAACGTTTAGGAATTTGGGGAGTAGTCTGCGTAGCGGGCTGCTCCCTTTTCCACATCATAATTATGGCAGAAATATTTTTACCGAAATGGAAACCCGCAGAGACTAATGGTTCTCAGTTCATGAAGAACTTGGATCGTCATTTGCGTTACGAAGTTGACCTAGAGAAGTACGAAGCAAAGAAGCGTGAGATTGAGTGTGCCCAGGAGAATGCAGAAGGTGGACAAGTTGAAGGACTAGGTCAGTTAAAAGGCACAATACCCGCCCGTGAATATTTCCGCTGGCATCAAGATAAGCAAGGATGCTGGGGAGATAAAGCGTTCACCAATGAATTTTTTCGTGACAACGCTCACTTAAAAGCAAAATCATTTTCTAAGAAGACCTTCGTTTCCGGAGGCTTTAATAAACCAAGTTTCGCATGAGACAAATCGCAGTAAGTGCAATGCTGACCAACCTAGTAAGTATGGTTGGTGTGGATTCATTCCTTGCTGCGGAAACAACGGCTGCCGTACGTAGCTTTAATCGCTTTGGCAAACTAGCATGGGATCGTACATCATGGCCTATCACCTCACGCCTGACACAAGTAATTCCAGATGTACGTGTCAGGAGCGTACAAGTAGGTAGTGGTGGATCTAGTTATTCATCTGCACCAACAGTTGGATTTAGTGGTGGAGGTGGAAATAGTGCAGCAGCTACTGCGACAATAAATTCAGATGGAGAAGTAAATGGAATTGCAGTCACCAATAACGGCACGGCATTCACAGGAGTCCCCACAGTGGCACTTACGAGTGGTGGAGGAAGCGGAGCAACTGCAACTGCAAGCATTCTTTCCTACATCGATTTTGGCACAACTATAAGTGAGATATTTCGTGTAACTGAGAACGACCCACTAGGCTCAAGCACTGCAAATGAAATCGCATTTCAGAATACATTTGTCACTGGTAGTTCAGATTACGGAGAAGCAATTTTACCAGACCGCAATTCAACTGCACCTGTATGGGTTTATTACCGCGCACCATTTCCAGGCTATGCGTCAGGGGCAAGCGACTTCCCATACATCTTTTCAGAGTATGCCATTTTGGGCGCATACGGAGACTGGTTATCGGCAGAGGGGGCTTTAGAAAAGGCGCAAGTTATTTACTCACAATCGGAGCAAGTCCTTGCTACAGAACTAGATAAGCTTCAGAGACAGGAAGGTCAAAACTCACCAATTACATTTATTACATACGGAACTACTGCTGCATCGTCAGCATAACCAGAGAAACACATTATGGGATCATCAAGCGAATATAGAGGACTAGGCTTAAACGGAGGCATTTACATTAATGATACAGGTGCGAACACAAACGACAATGGATGGTTCGCCATACTTGCAACCGAGGACACAGTCATTGCAAGTATAACAAGTAACATTGATAACCTATCAGATATTACGAATGCACAGGATGGAACAGTCTTGTCGGCAAACACCGCAATTTACGGAAACATACGTGCCATAACTTTAACGAGTGGTGCAATTATTGCATACAACAAATAGATGGCACTTACCCTCGATCTAAATTTAAGCGTTGGACGTGCTGGCACGGCAAGTGGAACTCCTGTCATTCCTAATTTAGTTTTACTAACACAGGCAGGTGCATTCATGCGTACTGAAGATGGCAAGTTTTTAGAATTTGAATTTTAATTTAACCCAATTATAATGAATAAAAAGATAACGGCATTACCTGCATTAGCGACAACACCTGCAACAGATGATGTTTTACCCATCGTGGATGTTAGTGGTACTGCAACAACTAAAAAAGTCACAGTTGCCAACTTGGTAGCCGCCGCCCCTGTTCAATCAGTTGCGGGTCAGACAGGTTCGGTGACACTTAGTAATACTGATGTTAGTGGACTAGGTACTGCTGCCTTACTTAACTCAGGAACATCAAATGGTAATGTAGTAGTACTTGATGCAACAGGATTACCAGCAGTTGATGGCTCACAGTTAACAGGTATTAGTTCAGCAGTAGAAGGCACAGCAGTATTATCAACAGGCGAGGGAGGTGGTACTAAATTCTTACGAGAAGACGGGGACAATACTAGTTCTTGGCAACCTGTTGTAGTTGGAGACGAGGAATTAAGAGGCACAACTAATCCACACATCGGAGTATTCCCCAACCAGTCGCTAAAAGTATTATCGAGTAACCCATCAGGTTCTGCTCTGATGGTAGCAGATTCGACTAGCTTAAAATTTCTAGTAGGATCAGGAGCAAGTGTCTATGTCGTAAAAGGAACAAGCACCGCATCACGATTGGCAGAAGTATCGGAATTACCAGCATTTGTTTTTAGTAAGGACACAGGCGAACCGGATATTGAATTAACAGACACTGACGGAGAAGTTTATTCATTGATTGACGGAGACTCAGACACTTTAGCCACAAATGGACTGCCCGTTAGACAAGGTTATCAAATTCCAAATATTGGTTCTTTCGCATCACCCCTTTTAATTTCAGGTGGGACAATATCTTAAAACTTAACAAACAAAAATTATGGCAATAAAATATATTAAACCAGGGTCAGGGACAGGAACAGGAACGCTCGCTGATCCTTATTTTTATAATCAATTGGGTACGGCAGAAACGGCAGTTGGATCAGGAGGAACAATCCTTTTTACGGATGGCAATTATGCAGGTTCAGCATGGGATGCGTCAGGAGTAACTTATGAGTCACTCAACCTTCACGGTGCAATTATTACAACGAGTGGTGTAGTATTTGGTGCTTCAGGAGTGTCTGTAACAGTTAAGAAATTTAAAATCGCATCTTTAAACACAACGGAACGAGTAGACATTTACGATTCCACGCTCATGGATCAGTGTTATTTAATTGTAAACAATAGTTTTGTTATTAAACCTGGCACTGCTGGCGGTAAGATTACAAACTGCTTAATAGAAAACAATGTAACTGACACGAGTTATGCCTTTAGATTGGGGCGAGCTTGGGACGATTTTTCGGAATTTACAGGCAATACTTATTTCGTCACAGGTCTGAACGGATCAGGCGTGACTGATATTGATTTTCATACCAGCGGGCCAACTGTTGCAAAGAACTGTATATTTATGTCGGATGACACAACTAACACAGTTATCACAAGTGCTGAGAATACAGCGACTACATCTACCAATTGTTGCTTCTTTCAATTTGGATCAGGCAATACAAGTGGAGGCACGAACAATGTATTCAGCGACCCAATATTCGTAGACTCTACAACTTCCGATTATCGCCTTCGCCCATCTTCTCCTTGCATCAACGCTGGAACAACTTAATAAGTCATGGCACAACAAAAGTTAGGACGGAAGGATTACTCCATCGCTGTTAAGACAGGGACGGATGCTAATAAGACGAAGTTTGCTAAGGAGTGTACACTAGGGGAGCAATACTTTGCGACTGACACAGGCATAACTTATACTGCTTCGACAACGGCAGGGGCAAGTGATGGGACTTTAATACAGAGCAATAATTTTAATGGGAATGCAATCCTTGGATTTGATGCGACTCTGAACGATCAAACAGGTACTGCATACACCATTGTAGCGGGTGATGCTGGTAAGGTAATTACTTGTAATAACGGATCGGCAGTAACAGTAACAGTACCAGCAAGTCTAGGTGCTGGGTTTACCTGTTCAGTCGTTCAAAAGGGAGCGGGTCAAGTTACATTTTCTGC